CGACGAAACATTCGTGTTATCCGAATTATTCAGCGTCGATGTCCGGATCCAGCGATAACGCCAGCCATCCGTCTTGTTCGGTTCTGGAAGCACGGTGGGCGGAGCCCAAGACTTCTTGCGCGAAGTTGCTTCGCGGGATTCGCTTTCGCGGGGTGTGCGCTTATCCATTCATGGACCTCAATTTTTCGGCAGCGTACTGCTCGATTGACAACCCAAGGCGCTTAGCGATGGCGACCTCAGATGCGGACAGTTGAACCTTGCGTGGCGGTGTCGTATTTCTCTTTACTGGAGCGACCACGACGCTCTGCTTCTGTTGAGGGGCTCTGTTGTCCTCGAAGTCCTCATCAGACGCTACATGCGGATACCGTTTCCGGATCTCGCTATCGAGCTTCTCCCAATACTCGTCGGTCTTGGGATCCACACGATCAAAAACAACCAACCTGTCGTGGACGTGCCGGGCGAAATCAGTCATCTCCCGATCACGGCCAAACCAAGTATTCTTCCGTGCCCACGAAACAGTCTTCGCGTCGGGCTTCGGAGGAGGCGTTTGGGGTACGTACTGTGGCACCTCCGGTTCCGGAGGCTCCTCCATCTGTACAGGGCGGAAGCCCTTTACCTTGTCTGCCTCAAGGGTGAGACGCGCGATAGACTTGTGCGCCTCAACCTGCTTGTCTACATCGCCCATTTCGACAGCTTCTTTGAGAAGGCGCTGGGCGATCTGAAGTTCGCTCTGGACCCGGGTCTCCATCTGGTCGGCGATAAGCACCTGACCAGACTGAAGCGCCCGCCTAAGCTGATTGTTCTCCTGCTCCCTACGCTTCACGTAGTCAACAAGAGCCTGCTGCTGGCGTTCAAGCTCTTCCTTGGCACGGCGTTCCTCATGGAACTCGTACTTGAGCTTGCTGATGCGCTTCTTGACCTTGTCGCTGTACTGAGCAACCTCGTCTTCATTCGGAAGATCCGGGTCGCCACTACGGCGGGGCCTATTCTTATCTTCAGGCGGGGTGTCGTCGATCACCTCCACCTGAAGATCACTCTCCTGACCGGCACTCTTGTCCGGCTCAGGAGAACCGACAGCTTCGACCGCGCTGTCGATCTCAAAATCGTTTTCGTCGCTCATACCCGTTCAATCCCATCAGGGTTAGCCAATGTCGCCTCAACAACGTCATCGTTGATGAGACGAAACTCCTTGCCGCCGATCTTGAATCGGGTGCCGGAATAAGCCCGGAACATCACCCAATCCCCTTCTCGGCAATAAGGCCCCGCTGGGAAGCGGTCGGGGTCCATATAACAATCGGAACCCATCACGAGGACTTGGCCAATGATGCTGGCCGTCTCCTCCTTGGACTTGATAACATCCGGTCGAATGATACCGCCCTTAGTCTTCTCTTCCACCTCTGGGACCGCGATTAGAATCCGGTAACCCTTCGGCGCAGGCAACTTCTCAAGAATGTCTTTCGACAACTTGCTCTCAGTGTACATGCGTATTCCTACGTGGTTGCGCCTCTCGGCGAGTTGCGTTCTTCTGAACGTAACTCAATGATACAGCACCACAATCGGATACCCGAAATCAGTCGGCCTCGCGCTGCACTCGCTCAAGATCGACGATGTCGCGCTCTACCATGGCAAGACCCGCAATGATGCCGGTCAGGTACTTGTACTCGGAGAAATCCTTCGCCGAGCCAAGAGCGATGTCGTCAGCCAACTCATTCATCTTGCTGCGGATTTTCTTGCGAATGACCTCAAGCTCGGTCATCAGAAGCCTCTCCCAACAGACGAGATACTCTGATTGACCACTTTAGCCGCTTCAAGCGCGATTTTGTCCTGCTTGTATTGGGCGTCTGCTTGCGCTTCAGCGGCCTTGACCTTGACGGCCTCTTCCTTGATGCGAAGTTCTTCGCGCTGAATGATGGTAAGCGGATCGTTGGCCTCCTGCTGCTGCTTGGCCATTGCCTGCTCCTGATTGTGCTGCTGAAGAAGACGATCAGCGGCGACCGAGGCAAGCTTGGCCACATCGTTCTGAACGTCAGGCGGAAGCTGTTCGCCGACCTGCGGAAGGCTGACGCCAAGCTTCAACTCAAGCTGACGACGATACGAATACGCGAAATGCTCCGCGAGATGCTGCTGCATCGCGCCAGAGAACACCTGCGCATTCGGATTCTGGGACATAAACTGCTGGTAAATCGGATCCTGCATGAATGCCGTGTGGACCTTGATGTGGGCATCGTGGTCCTGATCTGGGAACACCGTAATCGGCTTGCCAGTAAGAACAGTCATGTTCTCAGTGACCGGGTCCATCGCTATAGGCGGCTGCTGCGACTGGATGATCAGATCGACGTTCTGCACATTCAGTGCGTGGAGCATCTGTCTGTGTAGTACCTCCATGTTATACATATTCGGAGGCGCAGTCTGCGCAAGCTGCATAGCCGCCTGATACTGCATGACCTTCTGGGCCATCGTGGCGGCGTTGGGGTCGGATACAGGGATAATGTCAACCCGATCATCGAAGTCCACCTGCCTGCTGTGCTGTTCCTGCTCGTTCTCGGATGTGACGTACTCGTACTCAGGCCCCATGTATTCCTTGATTACATCGGCGATCAACTGAAACTCACGGCTGAGCGAATCGTGTACACGCGCCTGAACGGCAGACATGACCTTCATGGAACGCTCAAGCAGCGCCAAGGTTGTGCCGACAGGAGCCTCGGGGTTTGCATCGCCAACATCCATCTCGGCGATGGAGCCAATGCGACGGCCTTCGTCAACAAGGTTTCCGAGAAGCTGGTATAGAACGCTGGAGGGTTCTTTATACGGAAGGAATGTGATCGAGTCGCGGATGGAGCCAGAGGCTACATCCACATCCCTGAATTCTCCCGGCATGATCGGGTTGTCGTCGCCCTTGATTCGGAGCCCTCGGGCTTTGAGGCCACCCGGGAGGTTTGAAAGAGTGCCAGCGTCAACGAGTTGACGTAGGATTGAGGTAGCGCTCTTAGCGATTCCGCCAATGAGGTGGATAAGACCCGTGCCGTAAAAGCCAAGGCCGGGAAGATACTGGTAATGGACAAAATACTGCCGCTTCTCATATGTGGGATCACCCTCGCGCCAATTACGACGGATGGCGAGGATCTCACGACTGGATTTCTCGATTGTGACGACGTAGGGAAGCTCGATGCCATCCGGATTTTCGAACCCCGGAAGATCGAGATCGACGCACATCTCAAGGATTGTGTGCCGGTTGTCATCCGAGAACGATGGGGTCTCGCCCTTTACCTTGTCGTACTTCTTCTGCAAGGTGGAGTAGTCGGGGGACGGGGTCGGAATGTCGATGTCCCGGTAGAAACCACTCACCTGTAATTTCCGAAGTTCATTCGGGTACATTCGCGTTACGTGTGTGTAGCGCGGGCAAGCGGCGAGATCTGTGGTGCCGTAGGCGACAACAAAGTCTTCTGCGGGCACAAACACAGCCGCAGGACGCTCTGTCATCTGGTCGTAATACACTTTCCGGAACGCAGATCCGGCGAGGGGGAGTCGGAACAGAAGCTGTTCGGTCTCGGAACGATAGTCCCGCATCTTCTCTGTTACGACGTAGTTCATTTCCTCCTGAACGCGATGAGCCTGCTTCAGGAGTTCTTCGTTGGCCTTTCCGACAATCTTGGTCCGGACGGGGCCGGAGGCCGGGAAGACCTCCATGATGGTCTGGGCTTGGAAGCGAATCACGGCCTCCGTGAGAACCGGATGGTACACGCCACATGCACCCGGCCACGGCATCGTGCGCTCTTCGATCTTGAGCCCAAGAAGGTCAAGTCCCTGAAGGTAGGCCTTTTCCCAGTCGGCACGGGTGTCCACATCGTCCTCGAACGACGAAATGAGATCCTCCGCCAGCATGCGGAGGTCGCCCTCTTCGATGACTTCCGCTAGGTTTGCGGCATGTTCGTCAGGTGGAGCAAGATCAGCATCAGGGCTGCCGAAATCGACAGTAACCCCACCGTCCTCCATCTCAGTCACATTCGCACCGAGATCCTCCGGCGGAAGCTCAATGTCGATGTCCAAGGGCGGGGTTTCGGGCGAAATCGGGATATTCTGCTCAATCATGGCGTGTCTTTCTCTTTCCACCCATTATATCAATAGAACGACTCTTTGCGGAACTTCGGCAGTTCGACCATGTCGTCCTCGTCTGTCGGGATAACAAAGCCGCCCTGACGAAAACGCATAAGTGCCATGGTCACAGCGTCTACGTAGTCGTCGTGGTCGCCGGATGGAAAGGCGGCGCACTCCTCAACCACATCTGTTGCATACGCCTCATCTGGTGCCCACACAACACCAGACGCGAAGATGTCGGTAATTGCGTTTACACGGACAATCTTGTCGCCCGTCGCTCGGGTTGGTGTAAACTCTTGGACGGGGATACCGGCGTTTCGTAGCTCGGCGATAAGGGGCGCACCAGACGCCTTCTTTTCGACGATGAACATATCGGGCTTCCAGTCTTTGTAGTACTGGACGGTCGTGGCTTTAAGCTCCGGAAACTCCAATTTGTCCTTCCATGCGTCCAGTAGGATCAGGTTTGGTATCGGTTTCCCGGTCGAATTCGGGTGGTTAAAGACCCCGAAGGCCACACACGCCGAGTAGTCAGACCGCTCTGTCTTCGAAAAGGCCGTATCCATGGCCACGATAACGGCTTCACAGGGCGGGGCCTTCTCAGATTCCCACACATTCCACCAATCGCGCTTGATTAGAGCGCCTTCTTCGGATGTTGGATCCTGCTGGTACTGTGCCGACCACTTGGAGATCGGAAGCTCCACTTTGAGCTTCATAAGCTCGTCAATCGACCAGAATTCAGGCCAAAGCGGGTCTCCAGACGGCATAATGGCGGGAAGTTCGATGACTTCCCACTCGCCAGAACCCTCTTTCTTGACCGAAGCGTCGATGATTTGGCCCGTCAAATCGCGCTTTGCCCAGCGGGTCATGACGATAACAATGGCTCCTCCCGGCTGTAAACGCTGCCGGGGGCCAGACGAATACCATTCGAACACCTTATCGTAGACCGACACGTCGAACTGGCCCATCATGGCCTCCTGTTCGGAGTGCGGGTCGTCGATAATCAGCAAGTCGGCACCCTTACCCGTCACGGCACCGCCAACACCGATAGCGAAATAGTCGCCGCCCTTATTTGTGGACCATCGACCGGCAGCTTTAGAATCAGACTGGAGGGTAACGCCCGAGAACACCTTGTTGTACTCATCGGAGCCAACGAGATTACGGACCTTACGACCGAAGCCGACAGCCAATTCGGCTGTATGTGCCGTCTGAATGATCTTCTTTTCGGGGTATTGGCCTAGGAACCACGCCGGGAGCAGGTACGAAGCGAATTCTGACTTCGTATGGCGGGGTGGCATGTTAATGATCAGGCGCTTTAGCTCGCCCTTGGCGACACGTTCGAAGGCATCAGCCATGATCTTGTGATGACGGCCAGAAATAAAGCCGGGCCACATGAGCTTCACGAAGTCCAAGAAATGCTCTTGGGCAGCCTCCCGGGCCTTTGCTTCGTCCAAAGCACGAAGAAGCCGGAGGATCTCCGGCTTCTCTTCTTCTGGGATCTTGTCAATGAGTTCTGCGTAGTTCATGACTCGATTATATGGTGCCAAGGGAGGGACTCGAACCCCCGGTGTTTGTGTGCTTCCTTACAAAAGAAGTGCTGTCGCCGCTGAGCCACCTTGGCTTTGTTCTATCTTATGTATCCCACTATCGTATCGACGGCGGCAATCTTGTCGGTGTACTCATGCTGCCGGGCGGTGAACATTTCATCTGAATGATACAGCGTACCGCGATCCTTGCCAATAGCGGCGGCAATGCAGCGCAACGAGACCAGAGGGAAGTACCGGATCATGGCCCACGGATAGTGGTGCTTCTGGAATACAGAGCGATTGCCACGAGCCCTGCCGACAATCGCTTGAAGATCCACGCCATGAACATCGGCGACGACGAGAGCAAGATCCTTGGCGAACTCCTTGAGGTCGTCAGGCGATAGCGGGTTCACTGCCCTGCACTGTACGACGCCATTTCTCTTGCGCTCAACGATCTCCCTGAGCCGCTTGGCTTCTTCCTCTTGGATGTCCTTCGGGGTCTTGACCTTCGGCTCGAAGAACTTCCGCTGCGCCATCATGATCTGACGTGATTCGCCAGTCGTCTGGTCCTCCGGCGTCGCCGTGTGTTCCCAGAAGAACTGGCCCTCAAGTGCCTTCGCCATCTCCGCTTCCAGATCCCGCATTCTGCTTTTCCTCAATCTTCCTTAACGTGTTGATCAGATGTCCGACAGAGCCTTGGAACCCATATGTGCCGTAGTGTGTGGTCAATGCCCACGGGAACTT